TTTACAGCAGGTCAGCTGTGGATTGAGCGTAACCGTAGAAGAGAAGGACCGCCTGTTGTATATACCGTCTTATGTGGAAAAACCGCCAGACCATTTACCGATCCAAAAGCAATCCTTCGCTTCGTGAAATGGCCGAAAGGCACGCCAACTGGTGACGCCTTACGCGAATGGCTTGCGTCGTTCGACAAGAAACAAGAGGCACCCGCGCCAGAAACGAACTTTGCTGAACGGATCAAGGCTGAAGGCTTCGGGCCTGAAGCTCATGACGACGATCCAACCGCCAACACCAAGATGGTGACCTAATTTCTCCTGTGCTATAAATGGCATGCCGTGCTCTAGGACATTTGGGCCTAGGGAGCCTTCGGGCTAAGGGATCGAGGAACTAGCCAACCTCTGGTAACAAAACACGGCGCTCTGATCTGACAGCAGAGCGGCACTTGAGAACCCCGTGCTTTCGTGATGGTTTGCACGGGGTTTTCTTGTATCAAGGCATCTTGAAAGGCACAGCTGGACCAGTAGTTGTCGGCAGCTCTGGCAAAGCCTCATCAATCTTGCCAGGCATCATGTTGGTCATGACCTTAGTCATCTCCAACGTCAGCTCGCTCATGTAGTGCTTGGTGATTGATGGAATGCGCGTGTAGAGCAACGCCGTTCCAGCAACCATGCCTGCCGACATCACAAAGGATGCGACGGACATTACGTTGAAAAGCTTTTGCATGGTGAATCCCAAGAAAAAACCCCCTCCTGCTGTGTGAGAACCAGGAGAGGGCAGCTCTGCCTTTTTAACTTAGCTCAGAAGTTCCACTTGTAACCCAGCTTGGTTCCAACTGAAGGATCCTCATCTGCAGTGATGAAGCTCAGCTCGCCATAGATGCTGACATCTTCAGCAACTTGCACGCTGCCACCAACCTTGCCGGACACTTCCATGTCAGTGTCGCCACCTTCAGGGGAAACAATCGCAGGACCGCCTTGGATGTAGAAGCCATAGATGCCATCGCCACCTTCGTAGCCAACATGCAAATCCGTGGTTGACCCTTGATACCCGTCTTGGTATCCAGCGTTGTTTTCAACGTTCATATAGGTTCCTGCGAGAGCAGGAGATGCCAGCGCAGCTGCTGAAACGGCGGCACCACTCGCAATGAGAGTTTTGATCATTGGAAAGAGGATTAACGTTTTCCTTGGCCACGATACTTCTTCCGTCCATGGGACGGTTTTGAATGTGATCCATTCCCTTGCCTAGTCTTTTTTGGCTTGCTAGGGACAAAATTCTGCCCACTAAGTGACTTCGCCATCAGATCCCGTCTGTTGAATTCAGAGTCTGATACTTAAGAGCAAGCCCAGTAAACAAGCCATATTGAGGGTGGCTGATCTGGTCCCGACCATCAAGGAAGTACAGCTCTTCAAGCCATAGCGTTCGAGCTGTCATTGCCTGTACGTCTTCCGCACCAGGCTTAGCCGCGATCATTGGATCAGGTCTCTGCATTGTCAGGATCAGCAGTCCACACGTTATAGCTGCCGCCTTCGATGTATTCCTGCAATGCTTCAACTCTGCCAAAGTCGGCATAAGGTGCAGTGTCACCAACGTCAGCCGTAGCTTCGATAGCAGTCACCATCGCGGCACACTCAGTCCTGATGGTGGAACGCCATGTGCTCCAAGGCGAATCGTTGTAAGCAGTTTTGGCGGCTGAAAAGCTGCTGTTCTCCTCTTGCAGCTTGGGCCACAGATAATCGGATGGCTGCAACAGCTTGTATGCAGTGTCTTTGGTCTTAGCGATCCAGCTTGCCTTCAGATCGGTGTAGGTCTTAGGAATCAGGTTGCCGTCAACGTCATAACCCCAATACCATTTCTGATTCCAAGTAGGGCTGTCATCAACCCACGAAATGCCAAGCTCTGCACGATCTTGAGCACTACTTAATCTCAGCCAATTTGCTGGGTACTGAACACTATTGTGCTCCCAGGGCACATCGAGAGCTAATTTCCTGTCACCGAGTTGATAAGGCATGGATCTGGGGCGATAAGTCGATGTTACCGCGCACGGGCGGTTTTAAAGGGATGGGAAGCGAATGCGGCGTAAATATAGGTATTGCCACTGCCGTTTCTTGCGATGTGACCCGTCCTGTGTTTAAAGCCGTTGCTTAAGAAATCAACTGAATAATCAGCGTGAGTGGTTTCTACGGAAGTTTCGTCTGGTTTTAAAACATCATCGGCCACATTAAATGAACTTCTTGTCGCATCAATTAACTGCCAATTATTGGCACCGCCATCTGTTCTCTTCGTAAGAAGCCATGCCACCCTGAACCCGGTGTACACAAACGGCCCATCTGCGCTGCCATTGCCGGTGTACGAACCAAACGCGCTATAGCCAGAAATTGGCGTAAACGCATATAAAATTGACCCCGGTGATTGGCTGCTATTCCATCCATAATCCGAGCCTAAAGTTATAACTGTGCTAGAGGGAGCAGTGTTGTTGGCAATGTATTGCGTACTTGTTTCAGCATCAGTTGTATTTAATTTAAGGAATTTACTTGCATTAGAGCTATGTGCTTTAAACCAAACCCACCAAGCGTCACCGCCTCCACGATTTTTACCTATGACTAGCTCGGGCGCAGCATTTAGTCCGTGGCCTACGGTCGCACCAGATGTCGCGTTTCCTAAAAATTGGATTATGGAAAAACCTGCCGTTTGCGATGCTCTGACATTAGACGTGATGCTGCCGTCAGTGTTGCTGGCCGTTGATGATCCGGCGTCCCAGGCCCAAGCAATCATCCCGTCACCAGACCCATTCACATAATTCCCGGTCCCAACAGTAAAACCATCTGAAGTAAATGCCGTCAGAGATTGCGATTCAGCACTCTCACTATTAGTTAAGTTTGAATATAGAACGTTTGTGGCGCCTCTAACAGTGTCAAGCAAGCGATGTTCTGCTGCACTGCTGTCTGATCTGTTTTTAATCCATACAAAATCCGGGCTAAATTCCAATCCGCTAATAGTTTGCGAGCTGCCAGTACCTGTAAAAGTTTTTGCTTCAAAATAATCCGAACCATCGGCAATCGTCGGGTCAGGGAGGTTCGTTGTACAAAGTGCTTTGTAACCACTTGGGGCGCTATAAGCAAAGGCACGTTGGCCCGCGTTTAAGTCAAAATTTATATTGTCTGAACTGCCCCAATCATGCAGCAAAACGGTATAGTTACCTGCTGAAATGCTTGTAAAGGCTGCTCCAGTCTTTGTAGAGCCGCTAGTTGGATCTCCAGAGTTCAGAAATGTGCCGTTTTTAGAAAAATAAATCGCGCTATTGTCAAAATCGACAGCAACACCATAAACATCACCAGATGTCGGAGTACTTTGGCTGACACCAGACCATGTGTTAGTTGTTGTTTGGGTAACAATCCTTGGACCATATCCTGGGACAAATCCATAAACTGGTCCGCCTAACTCAAGACCATTTGCAATGCTGCCATCGACCATATCATTAGCTACAGCTTCAGCAGAAACAATGCCAACAACTGGATATGTGACACTGCTATTGCTAGTTAGCTCAAAATAATACTTGCCTGAACCACCAACAAATAACGTTCCCGAAACACCATAGTTTTGAGCGTTACCAGAAACATTTAGGTTGCCATTTGCAAAAGTGAATCGGCTGGCTTCTCGTGCCAGCGGATTCCAAGTGCAATAATTTCCGCTGACTTCTCCACCCGCACCAGTGTCTGACTGCGTGCCGTTCGTTGGCGCGTCAAACATGCTGTCATTGCCAGTCCCTGACGAAACACTGATATTGTTTGCCGTAAAGTCGTTATTATTTCCGCTGCTATCTTCTGCGATTGTCGTCGTGCTTGTCGCGTCCGAAAAGTCAAGATGAAGCCCGTTCGTTCCAAATGTTCCGCTGTACTCTGCAGCTTGCCAGACGTTGTTATCGTCAAACGCCCCAAATGATGTAGCATCAAGCTGCAAGCCATCGACCATGTATAGGTCTGCGAGATACCCATTTAGATAAAACGCTGACTGGCCCGATCTTCCACCAATAAAATGCGCACAAGCTTTATTGACCGACAGGTCGCTGTTTTGAGGTGGATACGTTGCTGTCCTGAAATCAGTAACTTGTGTGCCATTTATATACAACTTAATTCTATTTGCTGCTGTCGATTGAGTCGTGTCTACAGCTAAAACAATGTGTAACCACGCAGAAAAATCGCGAAAAACTTGTGTAGTTTTTAAGTTGTAATTTACCCCGCCTGTTCTTATATAAACGCGAAGCAAGTCCGTGCCGTCATCATCAGTATATAATGTTGTGTAATCAGATCCGTTGTTAGCGTCAAAAATAGCTTGGTAAACATTAGTAGCAGATGAATTTGTTTTTTTATACCAACACGAAAACGTAAATGTTTTGCTGTTGCTAGCAGATGACGGAGTCCTTGACAGATGCGCCGAATCTCCTCGGTTGAAACGTAGTGATTTAGTTGCTACTTGATCAGCTGCAGCCGCAGCAGCAGTCTGAAAAAACAGAGGACTTGCAGACCCAGGAATACTCATGAGACGTTCAGCAGCGAAGTGACCGTAATACGGGTCGAGCTTTCCACATAGTAGGCAAGAACATCCACGGCACTAGCCGTTGTTGTCAGAGTCGGTGCCGTACCACCAGCAAACTTATACACCGAGTTGTATGCAAGCGTCCTAGACCCTGTGCCGTCCTGCGTCACCACGATCACGCCAGATTGACCAGCAGTTGTGTTTGTTGGAGCGCCCAGAGTTCTGTTACCTGCAAGGGTCAAAGTAAAATTGTTTCCGAGCGATAAATCCACAGCCACAGTGGCCGCATCGGTCAAAGCAACAGGCGTTCCACGCTGTGCTTTTGTAAAGCTCTGAGCAACAGCAAGGCCAGCAACAGTGGTCGTTGCATCAGGCAGCGTGACGGTTACATCAGCAGTCGGGTTACAAGTCAGCGTTAGCTCGTGATCGTCAGCAGACGTGCCCTCCATCACGATGTTGGCGTTGAACGTCGCAACACCTGTAAACGTTGAGGTCGAATCAAACGTCGCAACACCCGTAACGTCCAGCGTTCCAGGGACATCGACATTGCTAGTGAACTCAACGTCAGTGCCGTTAGAAGCGGTTTGCAGCAGTTGACGAGCACTACCGTTTGCAAGCTTGCTGACTGCAATCTCTGCAGATGCGCTGATGTCACCATCCACAATGGTGGTGTTAGCGATCATCGCGCTAGTAACAGTCCCTGTATCGCCAGTCGTTACGACGTTTCCGCTGACATCAGGAAAAACGATTGACCGGTCAGCAGTCGGGTTGGTGACTGTGATCGTGGTCTCATGGTCATCATCTGCAGAGCCCTCAAACGCCAGCACAGCGTTTTGACCCAACAGCACCGTTCCAGTAAATGTCGGGCTAGCCGATCCAGGCTTCTCGCTATCAAGCTCTTGAAGTGCAGCCTGAACATCAGTCGCCGCAATGTTTCCAGAAGCGGTAAAGCTGATGTTTGATGCAGTCTGACCAGCAATAGCGTTGGAAACGTCGATCAACGTGAAATCAGCGCCCGCGCCAGTGCTTAGAAGCATGTCTGGTGGTGCCAGTGCCACTGAAGGCGCTGCACCAGACCCCGTTCCAGAGGTAGAAACAACGACGTAATAGTTTTGGTTAGTGGTCGCTGGAGCGGGAAGTGCTTGTCCGTTTGTAAATCCAGCTGCACTACCTTCACTGGTTACGCTGTCCAGCAGGTTGGTGCTGGCGTCATACGTTCCAGCGAGAATCAGGTTGCCGCTGATAACCGTGATCGGCAAAAATGCTGATCCTGTATGGATATAAAGGTCTTCATTTAGCTCGTCAAAGAAGAACTGACCTTTAAAGTCAGCAGTTGGAAAGGTAACGACGTTATCGGTCGCACCAGCACCACCGAACTTGGTGACGGACGAATCGGCAAGCTTGCTTGCTGTAATTGCATCTGAAGCGATCAACGCGCTGCCAATCGTTCCGCTCGTAATCTTTGATGCCGGAAGATCTGGAATGTCAGTAGCAGCAAGCGTGTCACCTGTACTGACATGACCTTGGCCGTCAACCGTCACCTTTGTATAGGTGCCAGCCGCAACGGTGTTGGTGTGATCAAGATTGCCGCTTGCGTCAACCTCTAGTCCTGTGCCAGGGATGATTGCACCTTTGGCAGAGCTAGTTGCTGCAGGCAGATCACTAGCTGTAAGTACACGGCCACCAGTGATCAGACCTTTGGCGTTATAGGTAACGACATGGTGAGTTGAGCTAGCCGTTACGTCGTTATCAACCTCAATAGTGTTGGAGTCCATGCGGAGTCCTTCACCGTTGACGATCACACCACCTTTGGCGCTGGTGGTAGCGACCGGAAGGTCACTGCCATCAATCGTTCTGAACGCAACCGTACCACCAGCACTTGTCGGTCCAGCAAGAAATTGGTTGGCTGCAGATGAGTCATTAAGGACTGCTGCGATCGCGACGCTGCTGCCGTTTGCGCTTGTGGTAACTGTGATGTCGATTGCACCGACAGTGCTACCAGTGACGGTGTTGACTGAACCAGCAGCTTTTAATCTCACCCAATCACTGCCGTCCCAGATGTGTAAGGTGTTATCCCCAGTATCTAAAGCGAGCTGACCTGTAAAGTCCCCAGATATTGGAAACGTTGTAAGCAGGTCAACCGTGGATTCGTTGGCAAGCTTTGCCGCCGTAATCGCGTCGTCAGCAATCTTTGCTGTTGTGACACCTGTCGAGCTTGACGCTGAATCAGCTAGTTTTGACTCAGCAGCAATGCCGCCTGCGGCAAACGCAATCTTCGCTCCAGGGATTGTTGCGTCACTGATAATCGTGACGCCATTGGCGATCAAATCGCCAACCGTCAGCTTTTTAGTCTCGCTGGCGCTAGTGTCTACAACGGCAACGAGGTCTCCGGTTGCTAGAGCGGAGCCGGTGAGCGCATTAAGCTCACTAATCTTACGATCAGCCATTGGCGGGGCTCCTAGTCCTCTTCACTGTCTATATCAAGGGTAGCAGTGTCGTCTTGGTCGAGAACGACCGTATCCCCTCCTTCAGTAAGAGTCGTGTCGGCAACTTCAAGATCCATGCGGATTTGGATTTCGCCGGTCGTAATGAAGTCAGCAGTGATCTGCACGGTGTTATCTGGGGCAAACTGAACAGCGGCTGCTGTAATAATCCCGTTGGCTTGATACCAGATCTCATCATTTGATTGAGCCGCAACACCGCTTGGGTTGTAATTTGCAGCTTTTAAATAAAATTTGCCCTTAAAGTTACTGCCAACCCGCGTTCTTAGCGCAAGCTCCATCAAGTAATTAGGCAGCTCATTTGTTGTGTCTCCGGTGTAATCCCAAAACGCGCTAATTCTTCCAGAGCCAGAAATTAACGTATTGACTCTGCTCCTGAAATCGTCTGAAAGCGTCGTTGTGTCAACAGTCTCTCTCTCAGTATTGATTTCAAAACTATTAACTTGAGCAATCAAGCGATAGCTTGCGTTTTTAACCTCTACCTTAATCTTTATGTCGTCGCCAGGCGCTCTGAGGGTTGTTGCGTTGGTTTTTCCGCCATTAACTGCATTGGCAAAACTGTCATAAAGCCTGATGCCGTCTAGCTCGTCAACGTAAATAAATTTTTTAATGCTTGAGTCTGTATAAGCCGATCCACTAACGTCAATAAAATCAAGAGCACTATCGTCAGTGCTTGTAATCTCAATTTGATCGCCAGTCAGCAGCTGACCGTGCTCAAAATCAAAACTGAACCGCTTTGCGGTTGCGTTTACATCGTCAACCTTAATGGTTGAAGACAGCGCACTGCCGTCAAACTCCCGCTGAAGCTCAACTTTGCCGTGCGTCCCAAGATATACCGTCATGAGATCGTTACGGTAGAAAGCTGACCTGTGCCCTGGAACGCGATTTCAGCTCTCACGATGTCGCCTGTCGCCGCTCCAATAGACGCACTGGTGATATAAGCAGTCAGCTTAATATCGTTATTATCCGTTCCATCAACCCACCGAAACGTCAGCGCAACCGTGTCTGAACTACTAACGCCATCTGCTCCTGTCTTGTAAAGCTTGTTGAGAAGCTCAGTGGTGTTGAAATCACCGTCATCGTCTTTGTAATACAACAACGTGGCACTACCGCTATAGCCAGCAACACCGGGCGAATAGCTGCGGATATGCTCGTTCAGTGCCGTTGTCTCAAGGGTCTCCAGGTTTGACGACAGCTGAAAATTAACGACCTTGGCAAGAGTCGTGCCACCGAGCTGCATGACGCCATCTCTGCCGGTGTAGACCTTTGCCATCAGACTTCTGCATCAATGACGCCAATCAAATTCACTGTAACAGTGCTCACCCCAGGTCGCACCTGAACTACTTGCGGCGGTTCCTCGTATCTGTATTTAGCTTGCGTTCCAGAAGTTGATGCTGTTGCCGTAGCAGCAGGCGTGTTTGCCTGACCACCCATCCCGCTGTGCTGGGAACAGTAGTAATACAACGTTGGCGCGTCCTTAGCGACCTTGATGCGTGTGTAAGCGCCAGCAGACCCAGGTGTTCCGAACGTCGTCACGCCAGTCGTGTACTCCGTTCCACTGTTATGGGTGCCGTTACTGGTGGTTGAAAAACGCAGAGGGTGCCCAGAGTTCGACGAATCAGATTGGTCAAACAGATAAACCGTGCCCTCCGTCAGGTTCAACGTCAAAGCGTTTGTAGAACCTCCGTCAATCCGATATTTGTTGCCGCTACTGTCTACAACAGTGACCGTATAAGTCACAGTTTGCACTTGAGTAGCCTCGGGCCTCAAAGCATCTGTATTGGACCCCCAGCCAGCAAGGGCATTGTCGGGGATGGCAAACGTCTGAAACGTGCCCTGCACCTCGTCATAGTGGTCTAAAAATTGCTCAGCATTTGCATCGCCAATGTTGGCGTAAGACAAGCTGAGCTTGACCTCAGTCCTTTCGGTGCCGTACAGGATGCGATGCTCAGTCCCGTTTTGGGCCTTGAACGTTTTTACGGGATAGCTTCCGGGGTCATATGTACGCCCGGTAGGGACCAAAGTCGGAAAGGCCATCAGATGTCCTGTACGTGAACAGAGTCTGGGTTGTTTACAAGTTTGGCAAGCTCGCTGACCTGATCACTATCGCAAGGATGCTCAGAAGCCACAATATCGACCGTGCCCTCTTGCGAAAAGGTTAGCTGCTCCACGATATAGATATTCTCGCCTACCGTGTCATCTACAACCGTAAAGACAGAGCTGTGGAACTTGTCGTTCTCAACTCGTCCTGCAGTGACTTGAATGGTGTCTTCACGAACATCGTCTTCAGCCCCGACGGTCTTGTAATAAAACACCTTGTGAGAGCCATCAGCCAATTCTCTTACGCTCGTCACCGCTCCAGTTGAATCAATGGTGCCGTTATTTGCACTGTTATAAGGAGTGCTGGTCGTTGCCACTTTGATGTAAGAGCCTGCCCGCAAGTTCAAGCCCTCAACGGTGGTTGAGAAACTGATCGTATGAGTCACAAACTTGCGGATGCCCAAAAAATACTGTGCGACCTTCTTTGCGTGCTCCCTTGACGTACAAAACTGGGTGAGGTCAAACTGCTCTTCTGGAATGGCAGTGTTTTTCTCTTTTTTCAACGTGACCTCCATCACTCTTTCCTCAGGCAACTTGTTTCTTGACTCGAACCTATAGCGCATAACTGCTTTGAAGCTTCTGCGCTCTTCGCTTCTCAGATACTCGATCTTGTAGCTGTCTTCAAGGATGTTGCCTGCCGTAAATAGCTGGTCGATGACAACCGGACCAGTATTGATATTGCCGCTTTCGGCGTTATACGGAAGAGCAGGCAGCAAAGAAAACTTGCCATCCATAATTACGAAATGGCACAAGAAATAAGGCGCGGTGTCTTGGATGTATTGGCGAAGGTTTGTCCGCTCTCCAATCACTCCATTAAAGAACAATTCTTGCTTACGCAAATACCTAGAGGTTGCCACGAAATCATCTTCGTTCAGCAAGGAAGGATTGGTTGTACTCATTCCCGTCAAAGTACCTGCGCCGCCGATTTGACTCGTCAGCAGATAAAAAACAAGATCAGTAAACAGATTGCTAGGACCATATTGATGCTGGAACGTTTCGCTAGAACTGTTGCCATATGGATTATTTTCAGCGTTGTTGTAATCAGGATGCAAGCGTTTGACGCTTAGCCCTTTGCCGATCCAGCACCTCAGTTGATCCAGGCTTGTGAAGTTGCGGCTAGCCTTCAATGACAAGCCTGCAAGGGTTAAGCCTCCGTACTCCGGCGTTTTGCTGTTAGGCAGAACCTCGTTGACATAAACGATAGTGTGTTCCGGCTCAGATTCATTTGATTTCTGCACCAACCCTCTGTAAAAACTTATATCTGCGTACTGGCTTTGACCTTCAAATTCAGTTTCGCCTGACAACTGAACTGTTTTTGGAGCTTCTACAAGATCGCTAATTTCGTAGTTAAACCCTACTCGGGAATAAGTCCAGTAAAAAGGGTTACTGCCAGGACTAATACTTACTTCGTCAGGAACACAATCCCCCTTGTCCCAGCCTGAGTTGGTAAACCCGTCATCAATAACAGTAACCTTCTCCTGCTCCCACGTTTTTCGTAAGCCCGTGAAATGATTGTCAGGCAAAGCTTTTACTATTACAAATACTTTGATTTTTAACTGCGCAGAACCCTTTGTAAGAGTGCGGGTTGTACTCTTAGTCGTTCCAATCGCAAGATCGCTAGGGTCTCCAAACAGCTCGTAGTAATAACCACCTGAGCGGCCTTCAGGCGCTCTCGTGGTATCAACCTTAGTAACCCTGTAGTTAAAGCCTGAAAAGGTAATGCTTGAACCGCTAGGGTGATTGTTTTTAAATTTGTTGCTATCCGGGTAAGCGGCTTGTGATCCACCGGCCAAAGTTGACCCTTGACCACGCCTAAACGCAATAATTTCATCCTTGGAAAACCGTGGAGAACTGCCAATGACTTCAGCGTCAACGAAATTAAAAGTGCTTTGCACGCCGTTTTGCCGTGCATAATGATCAGCTGGCAAAGCTGCTATCTTGACTTTCCATTTGACCCTTATCCACTTATCACCAAACACGTCACGCTGCTCTTTTGACTGTTCCGAGCCAACGGGAAAGTTGTCCGGGTTGCCGAAAATGGTAGAAAAGAACGCACCTGCTCTTCCTGGAACGTCGAGGTTGCCAAAATTGTCTACAAATTCTATTGCAATCGCCCGCTTGAACTTCGGGGACTGATCTTGAGGCAGCACCTCTTTGCGTGAGACTGACTTTGGAATACTTGCAGCAGCCCTTACTCTGTTTGTGCGCGGCTTACGCAAGAACTCTTTGTTGAGCTTTATGTCCTGTTTTCGTATCCTTTGCCCAACTGTTTCTACCTCGATCCTTCCGAGCCCTGGCACGTCATGAGGTTCGCGAACTTTGGCCTTGTTTGAAGTTGATGCGATAAGTTGAATCATCTCCTGATCATCAGGCAAAGCCCGCAACTCAGACCCAGGAACACTTACAAACTTAAACTCCAGCTCCATAGCTTCTTTGGCTGGATGCGTAAATCTCAGGAAGTTATATTGATCAACGGGCCTGTTGCCTTTAACAACAAAGTAAATGTCAATGCGCTTGAATTTATATTCCTTGTCGTCAACTTTGTTCTTGCCCGCTTCTCGTACATATACTTGGAAGACAGAAGACCTCATGATATTGCCGGTGTAAGTGCCACTCCGCACCTGCACTTCGTTGTCATCAAAATCTTCTAGCTCGCCTGGGGTAGGGACAGTGTTAAACGCGCAAAGACCGTTTAACCGCTGAAAGACCCTGCTGCGCAAGCCGATCTCAGTTACAACAGCTGGTTTGTTGTTTCTGACGATGCCAGTGGCAACCCTTGTAATTGGGAAAAATCCTGCGCCAACTCCACCTTTGTCAGAGATAAAATCTCTGCTTGGGTTGACTACATTTTGCCTGCTGACGATGCCGATTAATTTCTGCTTTGATTCAGAGACATCAGTGCATTCCAGGGTGATTTTTACAGGGTCCTCTCCGTCTGGGTCAAACTGTACCTCTGATCGATCAGTTACTCTCCACTTCGTACCAGCAATAGCAAACTGCTCGCCAACCTGCATTGCTTCGTCGGCAGCAAGCTGCTCTGATTCAACAGTGGAATTGATGTCATCAACATTTTCTCCGCCTCTTTCCTCATCCCCGCCTTGACGCTGATACTTGTCCTCGTCAATTTTTGTCGGATGAATTATAAATTCAACCTTGTCTCCCTTTTTAACTTCTAACACTCTAGTAAAATTATCTTTCCCGTCCGGCACGGTGTACGGTGAATTAGAATCGCCATCTCTAATGAGTTTGGTTATGCCCATGCGAGGGCTGTATTGACGGCCTGTGCCTTCCATATTTTGCTTACGTACTTTCTTTAGTTGATCTCTATTATTAGCCTTGGTATTTAGGTTCTTGTCGCCAACAATTTTCATGCGGCGCAAAGTTAGGTTGAATGCCTGCTGCCTTTCTGCTTTGGTGTCATCGCCTTCGATAATCGAAACGACTTCGTAATTTACTCTGTATCCATTGCCATTTGGCACCGCTCCATAGACCCCAAACTGCGTGTTGTTGCTAGGCGTGAACGCATGGCAGAAACTTGTAGACCTGTTTGATTTGTTGTCTGGGCACACAAAAACATCAGCGTCGGATTCGTCAAGAACATTTGGATCCCCTCGATCTGCCGCTCCAGCTGTGCCATAACGAAGGTTTCTACGCTGGACCCGGTTGAAGCTTGACGCTGACTCTGCAAGATCTTCAATGGGACTGTTGCGCTTCCAGTAAAAGGCAAAAAAGTCTTCATATATTGCGTCTAATGCATTGTTCCCCAAGAAAATACCTTCTAAGTCAGGCTCAATGATTCCATCGGGTGCTTGTCCACCCGACACTTGAGCATCCGCAAAACCTTGCTCGCCAACAACAAATAACAGCTTGGCCGATTGCTGTGCTCCATGGCTAAACATCCGCGACCACACCAGTTTTGGAGTGATCAACATGCCGCCAACGTCTTTACCTTTGTCGTAAAGGCCAAAGATGATCGGGATTGGTGAACCGTAATCTGCAAGCTCAGAAAGCGAGTCAAAGCCGCGACTTGGAGTAAAGCGATTCGCAGCATTGATACTGCCAAGGTCCAGTTGAGTCCGCTTTGATGCCTCAGGCATCTTTGGCTTTGGTGTCAGCAGGTAAGAGGCACCTGTTAGAACAAGACTAACGGCTAAATAAATGAAAAAATTTGTTACTGGATCAGCTGTGTTCAGAATATCAGGGATGTGTTCATACTCAGCCGGACGTACAGCTCCTTTTCTTCTTACCTCAGCAGCAAATTTTTTATATTCTTCTTCTGTAATTCCAATCGTCTTAATCAGCTCTTTTTCGTACGGAAGCAATGGTACGTCGTAAGCAGATGGACCGAAGACCACTGCACCTTTTCCGACATTCGATTGACGTACAAGATTCCCGTCTGCCATGTGACTGCAAATGCCCAAGATTGCTGCGATAGCAGCAGAATGTCCCCATCATACTTAGCTCGATCTACACGGGAACCCCAGCGCATCAAGTCACGGCAAATCTCCCACTTGCTTGCCTCGTACCAAGACTGCTTAAACGGTGGCGCTTCAATGCCCATCCGTTCCAATGCCTCATAGCACAGGTGAATGCAGTCGATATAGCCATCACTGCCATCAGCGCCAAGCCGATACGGCATCCCGATTAAATCATTGCAGTCGGACGCCATTGCTAATCGGCAAGTTGCCTACGAGCTTTTGCGTCAACGATCGCCTTGGTACGTCCGTTCCAACAGCATCCAATAATGAGCCAAGCTCTAAATTGAGCGAAACGTTGTCCCACTGTCCGCCAGTCACGACGCCGGTGTAAGTATGAGCAGTCGTATGCGTTGCTGCAAGACCAGAAGTTGGATCAGAGTCTTCGATAATTAAGACTTCGACCTCCATCAAATAGTTCTCGTTAATTGCGTCAAGAGCCCAGCCGCGTGTCAAACCGTTATTTGGAAAAACTAGCGATGCGTCAAAGCCATCGCCTGTGCGATTGACGGTAACGCCGGAAAAGCCAAACGGCGCAAACTTGTATTTTTCATTGCCATGCGTCAGCTGCTTGTTAATGAAAAAATTTTGCCAAAACCGATCCGTGGCTCTTTTATCCATTCTCAGGACATGGCCAAAAGCAAATGCCGTCACATTCCTAACCTCTTACGAGTGCCGCTGCTCATTTGCAACCGCCTTAACGTTTGTTGCTCACCCTGTTTAGCACCCTGATTAGCAGCTTGCCTCATGCCAGCTTGGAACTGATCAGCCGTCACATAATCAACGCTGTTGATACGTTCGACGGTGTAACGAACGTCGATTGGGGCGGCAACTGCTGTTCCGCCACCTTCGCCTGACGTTCCAGAGCCCCCTGCTTCTGGAATGACAGAAGATCCGCGAGCACCACGCGAATAACGCGCCATGCTTTCACGCATCTTGCTTTCGGGAATGATGTATTCAGACTCACCACCTTCTCCAACAAGAGCAGTAGTAGGGCTGGAAATGAAACCACCTGCTGCGTTTGGAGCAGCAAGCGGAAACATGTTTGGCCCAAGATCCATATCTAAATTGCTTGTGTACTGCTGTACGCCATCAATGTTTAAACCTCCTTCATTGCCACCACCGCCCATGCCAGCAAACAACCGAGCAATACCAATCGCGATGTAAGTCGCAATCATTTGTGCAGCTTGCTTAGCCAATACATCAGCAATGCTCTTCAACATGTCCGCAAAGACTTCCTTGACGCTTGTCGCTCCAGTGACAAGGTTCTGTAGTCCGTTGACAAGCGAGTTGCCAATGGCGTTGCCGATACCTTGAGACACCTGAACAGCGTGCTGCTCAAGATTGTTCAAGCTTTCAACTGACTGCGTAATAAATTTATTAATTGGACTGTTGGCTGTAGCCAAATTTTCCATCAGCTGGCCAATACGGCCTGCCTGCGTATCGTCCAATCCGTCTTCACGAAGCTTTTGCAGTTTTTTCTCAATACGAAGCCGTTCACGCTCTGCCTCGCTTGTTGCTGTAGCAAGTGCAAGCTGATGTTCTAAGTCTTCAACAGTATCGTCAAACAAATTTTGACGTCTTAAGTATTCTGCGTTAATTTCGCGTTCAGTCTGAGCTATTGCAGCTGTTTTTTCGGCTTGGGCAACAAGGTTAATTGCGTCTCTTTCACGCTGAGTTGTAACCCCAATAAGTTTGTCCAAGCGTGAACTTTCAATTTCTTTTAGCTGCTGTTCGCCTTGCAAGCGAATTACAAGCATTGTGTCTTCAGCTGCTTCTGCTGCTGCAATGCGATCTTTAAAAGCAGAAATTTCAGCAATTTTGGCTGCTTCTATCTGAAGTGCAGCGATGCGCTTGTCAATGCGTTTTTGCTCTTCTGCAGCGCTGTCTTTTTTAGGCTTAAAGCCTAATGTGTCGTCTAAAGTTGTCTGGCCAGTTACATTAATTTTTTGCCGCAGAGCGGCTATTGCTGGATCTTGTAAAACTCTCTCTTTTACAGCTGTTGTAAGCCTGCCCTCTACTGGATCGGTAGATTCGCCTCTTCTTATAGCACTTTGTTTTTCTCGGCCCGTTAATTTACGAGTGCCACGCTCTCTAGCAACAATCGCGTCAAACTCAGCCCTAGCCTCTCCAGTTAAAGAATCACGAAGACTTCCAAACTTTATATCTGTTGAGACGCCACCTAAAACAGTGTTAATTGCGTCAAGAAGCTTAGCTAAAGGCCCAGCAACAAATCCTCCAACGGCTACAAATAAATGGTTAACTGTGTCAAGAAACTCTTTGACCTCGCCGCCAAGATCCTGAAAACTTTTAACAGCATTTGTTCCAATTTGACTTGCAAGATCTTTTGCCAAAAGAGTGGCAAGCTCTTGCATCTTACCCTGCTGTTCTAGTTCAAAAGCGTGCTTCTTTACTGCATCGCTGCTAAACAGATTTTTTTCTCGGAACATTTCTACTGTTCCAGAAGCAGAAGTCAGTGCCGTACCTATAGCTGCAACGCCTGCGACAAACTGATCAATCTGTTGACCGATTGCACTAAACGCGATCTGCGCTCCAAAAGATCCAGTCAGTCCGCCTAGGCCGCCACCAATAACTGAACCCGCACCACCGCCAAACAACAGTGGGAAACCAGCGCCAAGACCAACCTGCTCAAGCGTTTTAATACGTTGCTGCCTACGCAAGAATGCTGGCGATCCTGGAATGTTTGTCGCGCCACCAATCGGTGACGCAATCATTTGACGTGGACCTTGAACACCAGGCGCTGCTGGCCCAAATTGACCTCTGCCAGCATTAGCACCCGCTAGTCGTTTTTGACGTGCCTTATCAGCCGCTTCAAGCTTTCTATTAAATTTTTCAAGCTCCCTTTCATTAGCCCTGAACAATTTATCTACATTATCTAATTGAATTTTTTGTCTTTTTTGTATCAGCCTTAGTTCTGCAAAATGAGCGTTTTTATCTGCTCGTATTTCTGCCATCTCTAGCTTTCTGATAGCTTCCATTTGAGCTGGAGAACCAGCAATGTCTATCCTGCCGCCAATAGGGCTCACTCTTTGCCTACCAGATGCAGCAATCTGAGCTGGAGAGCCCATCATGCTTCTTATGCCACGAATTGGACTTGCGGGAAAGCCTTCTCTTTGCGATCGAAGAATTCTTAGCTTCGACTGCTCTAAACGAATACTTCTTTCTAAGACTCGGTATTCTTTTTGAGCATTAGCAAGGTCTCTGCGACTCTGCTGTTCAGTTGCCTTGCCCATTTGGGCTCTAAGTTTAGAAACCTTTAGGCCCTTGGCCTCCATCTCGTTGATGCGGTTCATCAAACGAGCACGTTTATCTACAATTCTTTCAAGACTTTTTTCTTTAGAAGTTGTTGACTTGCCAAGATTTTTTATCTTTCTGTCAATAGTATTGAGATCGGTCTCAACCTTCTGAGTATTGATCTTGATATTGACTTCGTACTCAGCGGCCACGACTAACCCGAAGACATTGCCTTCAGGTTAGCGCACACGGCGATATTGAGCCTGCTGACGACTCCGCTCAATCTCCTTTTGCTCCCGATCAGACTTGACCGAGCAGTACGCGCTCCAAGCAACAAGCTCTTCCATCGACATGCTGGCTCGAAGCTGAGCCAGTGTCATGCCTAGCTTTTCAGCAATGAAGAACTGGAGGAACAGGAAGTGATCCTTATCAATCCTCGCTTTTAAGGTCGTCTGCTTCTTCCACCTCATCCATGCTCTGCATCTTGGACATAATGTCCAGCACAATGCTCAGAGGCAGGCGGTTGCGAATCTTGGCACGGTCGCCGTCCGCAAAGATCCGGTTGCCAGCTTCGTCTTCTGCTTTACGAATAACCATTTGGATCGCAAAATCCAGGTTGTCCTCAGACGCACCAATGTTCAGCGCTTTCAGCGAGTTGTTGATTGCATCGCGATCAGCAATCGTCAAAGGCTTCCAATACAGCTTGAGGACCACTTCCTCGCCGCTTTTAATCGTGTAGCTGCTGCGTTGCTCGACGCTAAACGCTTGACACAGCTTGTCGATTGCGCGTGCTTCAGCCATAAAACTCAGTCAACTAGCACAATATAGCTCATCCTAAGCGAACGCCTTGAAAAGCTATGTCTAGATCAAGAAACAAGCCTGTATCTCTGCTGGTCTCTGTATAAATCTTGTACCAGTTTGGTCCTGGCTTGGCTGTACTTCTCTGCGGTGGCCTGGTCTCACCGTAAGTTTTGGGCACTCCTTCGCTGTCTGGAAGCTTGGCCTGTGGGTTATTGACGGCATAACCTGCGTAGTCAGCCAAGTTGCCGATATAAAGAGGACTGTTAATCGGAACTCTTAAGACGGGACGCCTTGAAAAGTTTCGAGCAGTAGGCATGTTCGGATCTTGCCAGTCGCGATTAATGTCCACTACCGGCTTGACTGGAACAGTATTAAGCGCCCACAACTCGCCAAAGTTTCCAGTCCACCACGGGCCTTTCATTTGCAAGCTAAACACAATCTCTGGACCTGCCGCTGCACGCCCATCTTCAATCAACTTACGAATGTCCTTGGTCAGCTCAGTAATAGGCTTGGCCATTAAACCGCTGTAAATCGACAGCTAACCACGCTGACGAAATGACTGTTGTTTTCATCAGTTACTGCAGTGGGGCCATTGACTTGGCCGACACGGGGTTTTGCTGAATACGTGTCCGTGTAACCAGAGGCATTTACAGAGGTCAGACCGTCGATAACTGACTCTGCAATCGCAGCAGCCGCAGCACTACCCTTGTCCCTTGGCGTAAAAATGCCGCATTGCACTGTTCCAGCGTATTGATCAATCGCTGCGCCATGAGGCTGGATCGTTGACTGATCAAAGTTGATCGTCACCATCACGTACTTTTTTGTTTTGCCAGGCGTTGTAAACGGCATATTGTCGAACACCACTGAAACCGTGTCATCCGCATCCGTTACCGCAGTGTTAATGGCAGCCTCAAGCGCAGCTCTAGCGTTTACAAGCGTCATTAGAACACCACCCGAATCATGTAGAGGTACTCTTGGCCACCTCTAAAAGTGCGAATGTCTTGAATCTTGGTGGCACGTGACGATCCAGCAAACGTCAGCGAGATCTCGTCTTGCAGGTTGGCTTGATTGTCCCCAATCTGATCAGGCGTTATATAAAGCCGAGCCGTATTTTCCTGGTAGCCGCTTTCTTCGTCAGAAGCAATAAACTCAACAGGAGCTTTAAAGCTATAACTGGTGTCAGTGCTTGTTACGGCACCAGTCGCCACGTTGTACGTTGCAGACGCTTTTCTTACGTAGGTGATTGACGTGTCGAGTGAAGTGCCAAGATCTTTGACTACCGACTTGGCAACATTCTTAAACAGACTGTCGAGTTGGCCAGCCATCTCAACCTCTCACAACGCGGACAGAATACGAGCCACTGCCACCCAGACAATAAGCGCCGAGATAAGACTGAAGCCAAGGATAAACGTCGAATACGTTGTTAACAGTCCCGGTAGCCTGACTAGAAGTGTTGTACTCAACTTCCATCTCGCCGAGCTTGACGGATTTGTATAGCCCCGTATCGCCGGTAGTCCCTGTAATCGAGTCCGTGTCATTGGCTAACGCATTGGCTAACTCATAAGTAGCGTATTTAATATCGTTTGGAATTGCCGAGCAAGCAAGCTCAACACGATCCACGTGATAATTGTTGCGCGGCCAGCTCAACGCTTGGTTGTCATCGCAACGATCACCGTAAAAATTCAACGTGTCGATCCAGCGCGTTGCAGAGATCAGCGCTCGATTTTTTGCATCATCAGACTTGTTGTCCCACTGTGTGCTGCTTGGAACGGTTTCAAAATATGCGTCGGCTTCTGCCAGCGTCACATAGCTGTTAGCTGTTGCACTCTTCAAGGTAGCGTTGATGGTTGCGGCCACGGCTTACCTACCTACCTTTTTCATTGCCATTTTATGCGCTTCGGTGAAGGTCTTACCAGCCTTCATCAGCCGACGCATCTCGGCCATGTGTTTTTTAGTGTGATGCTCTGCATGACGTTCCATCGCGGCTTTTTGCCGGGTGGTCAGTTTTTTGGGACTGTTGTACGCCATGCAAAAAAGAAGAAGGCCCCACCTAATGGTAGGGCCGTTTGTCTGATCAGAGATCAGATGGTGGTGGTATCCAAGGAGCTGTTGACGATCAGTTCGACCATGGGGATCAGGTCAACGTCGTAAGTAGCTGCCCAGTTGCTGGAATCGGACAGTTCAGCGTTAGTGGGGTTGTCGCTGGAATCATCCCACTTGGTGCCCATCACGTGATAGGTGGAGTGGTAGTCAACCGACAGGACATCCTGCTTGGACAGCACGTTGCGGTCAGCTTCAATCCGAAGATCCTGCTGCACACCCTCAAGGATGGTGCCGGACTTAACCAGATAGCAGCGGAACTCACGCTGGTGGCCAGAAGCGCCAGGAGCGGAAGTGTTGACTTGAGAGTCAACAATCACGCGCATACCAGCGAACTGACCAACTTCACGAGCGCTGATGCCAACGCCACCACCACCCCAGGTCACAGCGCCTTCAGCGGCGAGTGCAGAAGTGGAGAAGGTCAACATGCCCACCTGATACAGGTAGTAAGCGACTGAAGGGTGAACAATCAGAGTGTCCAGCTCTTCACCGCGCTCACCCAGCAGGGAGCGACCGCGAGCAACAGTGGCAGCGGTGAGGAAGTTGTCCTCATCCGCACCAGAGGCAGCGGCAACGCCTAGATCAAGGTGGTTAGCGCCCAGAGCGCCAGAACCACCGGCAAACAGACCATTCAGCTGAGAGAACAGACGAGCGCTGTTCAGCTTGTTGATGGCGTCAGCCAGCTGGTTGCGGATGTGAAGCATGGGATCTTCACCGGCAGCCAGAAGAGCAACGTCATCTACGGCATACGCGAAACCGCGATGGCAGATGGTTGCAACTTGAGTGCCAGTACCGACCTTTTGAGGGGTCAGGTAACCA